CTGATGAGCCGGATAAGAACGAATACTCACACCCAGTAGAAGCACTAGAGTACGCCTTACAGGGCGAGGGTGAAGGCAGACAGGCATTAAGAAGCTCTGGAGCGTTTAACAAGCCAGTGACGGCCAAGGTAAACTTTAGTGTCTTCTAAGCACTACGTTGTGTTTGAGGATGACAGCACGAACTGGTGGAGCTGGATGATGAAGCCAGGCATTCGGCACTGCTATGTAGTGAAGCTGGACAAGGAAAATATTGTAGTCCTAGAGAAAACCAAGGCCGGACTGTCCATGTTCACAATGGAAGACGAAAAGAGTATAATTGGCAGCAATTCTATACTTATTAGTTATAAGGCTCAGGAAAGCAGAAATCCATTGTTTATGCTAAATACCTGTGTCGGCCACACCAAGCAGATACTGGGTATTAACAATCCATTTATCTTAACGCCATATCAGTTATTAAAGCATTTGAGGAAACAATAATGGGATTTATGAAGCGACCAAAGGCTCCAAAGCCGACAGCACAGCAAATAGCATCAGAGCGTCGCACAGCCGCAGCTCTTGATGAAGAGACAGCAGACGTTGAGCGCAGACTTAAAGCCGCTGCAAGAGGTAAGCTAGGAGCCAAGTCTTTACTGCCAAGTAGCCAACAGTCTTCTGGTACAGGTGTGGCCTCAAAGCCAAGACTAGCATTAGGTACTCGTGCTAGTGCAGGCTCCGCAACCAACGGAATCATGCGATTTAGAAACCTTCCTAATGGAGATCAGCGATGAAGTTACCAGCCGAGCTGGGTACTCTCAACGACCTAAAGCGCAGAGAGGCTAAAGCCTTTGAAGTGGCTACACATTGGCATGACCAGCTAGACGATGCGTATGAATACTTCCTGCCCAACAGAAACCTTTTTGAAAACCCCATGCCTGGCCAAAAGAAGATGGAACGCATCTTCGACTCCACCGCCCTTGAGGCAATCCAGCAGGGTGCAAGCAAGCTACAGGAGAACATAGCTCCTATCTGGTCTCGCTGGGCAACCTTCGAGCCGTCTACTAGAGTGCTGAGGCTGCTTGAGACTGGCAACTTCAACGTGTCTAAGGAAGACATTAGGCGCAACCTAGAAGATCAGGCTGAAACTATCTTTGACTACATCAACCGTTCTAACTTTGCCACTCAGTTTTATGAGCATGCGCTAGACCTGTTGATCGGTACTGGTACGCTGCGTATAGATGAGGCTGACGACGACGATATGCCTGTCATCTTCTCTGCTATCCCACAGAAGGGCATAGCATTTGAGGAAGGCCCGCACGGTAATGTAGAAACACACTGGCGTAGATTCAGCGTTAAGGTAAAAGACCTTGAGCGCAAGTGGGATGGGTTCAAGCCGTCACAAGCCATTGCTAGTCAGATCAAATCAAACCCAGATGCAGAGGTTCAGGTGTCTGAGGGTGTCGTATTTTTGCCAAAAGCCAAGACCTATTATGGTTGTGTGTGGGTAGGTAAAGAAGATCACATCAGCTGGATGGAGGACTTTGGTTCTTCTAGCCCGTGGGTGACTGGACGCTACTCTAAAGTGGCTGGTGAAGTTCGTGGACGAGGCCCAGCATTGCAGGCTCTGCCTGATGTTAAGTCTTTGAATAAGGCGAAAGAGTTCTCTCTACAGAAAGCAGCAATAGACTTGGCTGGCATGTACACAGCAACTGATGATGGCGTAACCAACCCCTACAATATCAGCATAAGCCCAGGCGTGGTTATTCCAGTTGGCTCTAACAACAGCACAAACCCGTCATTAAGACGATTAGATACAGGTGCTAACCTGCAATTACCGCAGTTTGTAATTAACGACATGCAGATGAGCATTAAAAAAGCCCTGTTTAACGATTTACGCGACCCTACGGGCGCGGTTCGCTCAGCTACTGAAGTGGCAATCGAATCTCGCGAACTGGCAAAACGTATTGGTTCAGCGTTTGGTCGCTTGCAAACGGAAGTGTTAGTCCCTATTATTAAGCGTGTCGCAGCCATATTGACTCGCAGAGGTCTTATATCTCCTATCCAGTTAAATGGCCAAGACATAGATATTAAGTTTACGTCGCCATTAGCAAGGGCTCAGGACAGCGAAGATATACTTAATGTTCAGCAAGCAGTTCAGTTTGTTTTGCAGAATGCTGGGCCTGACCAAGCGAAGATTGGCTTTAAGTTAGAAGATTTTGGGACATGGGTTGCTGAGAAAGCTGGTATGCCAGCATCACTGGTTCGTAATGAAGCAGAGAAGCAAGCAATTATACAAGCTGGTGCTCAAGCTGCCCAAGCCGGAATGTCTGCAGGTGAGGCACCAATGCAGGGTCAAACGCAAGTATGACTTGGGAACAAATCGACAAGGCTTCAGTTAACGCTGAGGCCGCTTCCAAGCGCAATGAAGAATATCGCCAAAAGACACTGGAGCTTGCTAAGGCATATAGCAAGTGTTTTTCCAGTGCTGATGGTAAGCGTGTACTTGAAGACCTGAGTGGCAAATTCATTTACGGCAATGACACCCCCTTCTCTTCTCCAAACATTAACTATGAAGCTGCCTACCATGACGGTGAGGCTGGCGTAGTTAAGTTCATCATTAATCAGATGCAACACGCGCAATTAAATAAACCGAGGTAATTATGTTAGAAGAACAGGCCGCACAAGAAGAACAAGTAAGCGATACCCTGCCAGAATCAGACACTCCTGAAGTATCAGAGGGAGACTATTTTTTATCTGAAGGCGTTAAAGGCAGTGGTGAAGCTCCTGATTGGTACAACTCAACCAAGTATAAGTCTGTTGCAGACCAGGCAAAGGCATACAACGAGCTAGAGAAAAAGTTCGGTGGATTCAAAGGTTCTCCTAAAGATGGCTATGCCGCCCCAGAAGGCGTGGATGCTGAGGACGCACTGTTTGTTGAGCTACAGTCTTTTGCTAAAGACACCAATATGTCGCAAGATACTCTTAATAGAGCGTGGGAACTGCTCACAGTAAATGAGCAAGCCCAGCAAGAAGCGGAATCAGAGTACCAGATGCAGCAGCTTGGTGAGAATGCTGATAAACGCATTAAGAATGTTGAAGGCTTCTTAAAAAACAACTTGAGTGCTGACGACTTTAGTCAGGTGTCAGAGTTAATTACTACTGCTGACAACGTCAAGATCATCGAAATGATTGTGAAGGCCACTGCTCCAGCTAAGTTGCCGGTTGATGGTGGCGAGATGCCAACAGGTATTACTTGGGCAGACATTGAAGCAGAGATGTATAAGAAAGACGATTACGGTAACTTCCTGCGAAGCACTAATCTTGATCACGATAAGAAAGTTAAGAAAATGCTTGAAGCTTTTGAGGCAAGTACACATTAATCCCAGTTGATGTTACAGGGGTGAAAGGTGTATAATCTGCACACTGGACACCCTTTCTTTAAGGCCCGGTAAATTTAGGTTGAATGCTGACCAATTTACTGGGTACTCAGCTAAGACCTTGAAAAACTTTTGTTAATTTAATCTTTTTTTCGAGGATATTCAAATGAGTATTAATCTCTCTCCTGTAGCTGTCACAGAGTTTGACAGCATGGTAAAACACGCCTATCAAGGTATGGGCAAATTGAAGGGTGCCGTCACTGTTCGTAACAACGTAACTGGCGACACATACAAGTTCCGCGCAATGGGCAAAGGACTTGCTAACCAAAAAGCTACTTCTGCCGATGTTGATCCAATGGACGTGTCTCACAGCCTGGTTACTGCAACTCTGGCTAACTGGAATGCGCCTGAGTACACTGACATCTTTGACGCTGCTGAAGTTAACTTTGACGAGAAACAAGAACTGGCTACTACTATTGCTGGTGCTCTTGGTCGTCGTACTGACCAACTTGTTATCGACGCTATGAACGCTGCCTCTCCAACTGCTGTTGGCACTGGTGGTACTGCACTGTCTGCTTCTGACCTGATCGACGCTAAAATCGAGCTTGTTAAAAACGGTGTAGGCTCTGGCGACTTGTTCACCGTAATTAACGGTGCTGGTCTTGCTGGCCTGTTGGCTGACGAGAAGATCACTTCTTCTGACTACCAGAATGTTAAAGCTCTGGTAAACGGTGAAGTAAACACCTTCGCTGGTTTCAACGTGATTGTTCTTGAAGATCGCGCTGAAGGTGGCCTGACTGTTGCTTCTGACGTAGTATCTGGCTACGCATTCTCTCGTGATGCTATCGGTCTTGCTATCGGTATCGACATGAAGACTTCTATTGACTATGTTCCACAGAAGACTTCTTATCTGTGCAACGGCATGCTTAAAGCTGGTGCCGCTGTACGCGATGTTGCTGGTCTCATCGAGATCAATTACGACGCAACACCTGCCTAAGTCTATAGGGGGGAGGAAACTCCCCCTTTTTTATTAAAGGTCGCACTATGCCCAGCAAGATCAATCTAGTATCCAATGCTCTCATCCTTATAGGGGACTTGCCGATTACCAGCCTTACTGGTAGCTCAAGGGCACAAACTGTAGCTAATAATTTGTACGATAATATTGTGCAGAATGAGCTGACCAAATACCGCTGGGGATTTGCTAGAAAGAAAGCGCAGCTTTCTAAAGTGGTTGGCGAGCCTGTTGGCACAGAATACAGCACCATGTACCAAATGCCTGCTGACTTACTTGTGTTTATCAAGCTAAATCCAAGCATTAATTACCAAGTTTTAGGCGATAAAGTTTACTGCAACTATGGCGGTGATCTTTATTGCGATTACATATACAACGTATCTGAGTCGGAGTGGCCTGCCTATTTTGCCAAGATGGTAGAATACGCACTAGCCAAAGACTTTGCATTGTCCATTAGGGACAGCGCATCTACTAAAGCCGCGATGGCAGAAGAGTATATTGTAGCCTCTAACATGGCTAGGTATACTGATGCACAGCAGCACCCAATAACTCCACTTGCTAGTAGGCCGTTTATTGATGTGAGGTTTTAATGGCTAAAAGTAATTTTCTACAGAACAGCTTTGTTAGTGGTGAGCTGTCTGAAATTATCAAAGGCCGCACTGACCTAGATCAATACTACAAAGGTTTAGAGACTGCTGAGAACGTAGTAACCATCCCCCAAGGTGGCGTTAAGCGTCGCCCAGGGTTTAAGTTTGCTGCCAACCCCACGCCTGTAGTAGAACGATACACTGCTCCAAACCCTACCACCCCCAATGGTGGCACCCCAGCCAACGTAAATGACGATGATCCAGCTACTTACAGTGTGACTACGACTGCCGTAGGTACAACTGATGACTACGTTGTTGTTGAGTACGACATCTATGGCAACCAAGAAATAGAATACATTGACCTAATCAACATTAGTTTGACATCAGGTACTAGCACAGAGTTTGTTATAGAGTCTCGGATCGAAGGCGGCTCATGGGAGACATCTGCTAC